CAACAAAAATGTGGAGTTACAACTTCTCCAATTGTGGCAACAGGTCTACCATTGACCAGCACAGTAGGATCACCAGTGGTTATGATTCCGCCCATGATATTTGCATCTCCTACTCGTTGTACTGGACCTGGCATTGTTTATCCTAATAAAATTTTACTACTGTTGCGAATTGGTTTGATTCCAGTAGTGGCTTCTAAATAATGATCACAAACTTCTTCGCGTGTCTGACAGATCATTGCAATTGCTGTTTTATTTATAGTGATATTTTCCTTGGGATCGCCAGTAAACAGTGTAAAAATCAACTGTATGCCTTTTTCAGTAGGCACTGCACTGAGTGGATTTTCTACCACATAATGATCTGCATTGTCTTCAATTACTTTAGCAACAACTTCGTCTGCATTGGTAAGTTTGAGGGTATAAACTTTGTTTGTTTCAATATTCATGTTAACCTTGTAAATNTTCGCGAAGTTCTGTAAACCCGCCTATTAATTTATCGTCTAAAAAGATCTGCGGCACAGTTCTTGCACCTGGAACTGCTTCCGACAATTCTTCTTTGCTATAGCCATCACCAATTTTCTTTTCTTCAAATGGAATACCTTTTTGTCTTAACAGTGCCTTTGCTTGATCGCAATAGGGACAATGATATTTAGACCATACAACTGCTTTCATTTTTTGTTCTCCTTATAGTAATGGTAAATCATCGTAGTCAAGTACATCACTCATGACTCCGATAACATAATTAGTCGATTCGCTTTCCTGCAGTGCAGTTTGTTTGTTGGATGTGTTGGCGTGTTTGTTGAACCAAGGTATTGGTGTTGTTTTTGGTGCAGGAGTTTGATACTTGATACCAATGTCTTTGAGTGCACCTGCAGCAGTATAATCCACAAACTCTTTGAGAATATTAGCATTGAGTCCAATCACTGGACCTTTCTGGAACAGGTAATCTGCCCATTGCTTTTCTTCACGAATCACATCCAGGTACAGTTGATATACTTCTTCTTCGCACTCTGCTTTGGCCTGTGCAAAGCGAGTATCTTCTTTGACAACTTGATTGATAATCCATGCAGTCCACTCTTTGTGTAGTAGTTCATCCTGTAGGATCAGACTAATGATGTTGCCATTGCCAATGAAAATTCTATTTTCAACCATGGCCAAACTTGTAGCAAAGCTGACCATAAAGCGGAACGCTTCTAATGCATAACTGGCATTGAGAGCCAACCAAATTGCCTTGATGTGTTCGGGTGTTTCAACAAACAATCCAACTTCTTTGTTGCAGTTGGCCACATGTAACTTATCATAATAATTGCCAACACTNGATGCCATGTCAACAATTTCTTTTGTGTCGTGAATGGTGTTAAAAACATCCTTGGGCACATTGTAGATGTTACGAATGATATGACTGTAGCTACGACTATGGATATTAGTTTCAAAAAATCCCCAGTTGTACATTAAACTTTCCAGTTCAGGAATACTACACACAGGAGTAAACACCTGCGTTGGCCCACGACCTTGTAAACTATCTAGAGCAGTTTGTCTTAGGAGATTACTGGTAAAGATATGACGAACTGTGTCGCTGGCTTCTTTGAAATCTTGTGCATCCTTGGTAAGACTAATTTCTTCTGGCACCCAGAAAAATCCTCTAGCCTCTTGTTCGAACTTTTGAAGCTTGTTGTATTTGACTTCTTCAAAGCGTTGAATAGTTACAGGACCAGCTGGATCCAAAAACATCTTGCGATGCAAGTAATCTGTTTTTGTTGATAGGTTATATTGTTCTTTTGACATTATTCTTCTTCTTTTATTGGTTTAACAAAATAGATATCGCCACCTATGTGTGCAACTTTGGCAATCGTAAATTCTTCTTTGAGTAGCAAGGTATCTAAGAAATTATCTGNATCCTCTTTTGTTACAAATGATTTTGTATATGTAATCATAGCTTGCATGCCTCGCAATCTTCTTCGTCATCAAAGTTGATTAGTTCCAATGGTGCATCTTCTGTGTCCAGGCTTTTNGATCCTTGTTTGTTGATCAAACTATAGTAGAAAGTTTTTAATCCCCAAATGTGTGCTTGCATCAAGTTTTTAGCAATCAATGTGGTAGGAACTTTACGCCCTTCAAAGTGTGCAGGATTGTAAAAAGTATTTGTACTGATACTTTGATCCACATAGGCAGCCAATACTGCAGCAGTTTTTAAATAACCATCACAGTCTTTTTGTTCCCACATCAATTGGTATTTGTTTTTCAATTTGGCATACTCAGGAACAACCTGTGTTAAACTACCTGCTTTGGACTCTTTGACGGTGATCAAACTCATTGGCATTTCAATACCATTGGTTGAATTAATCACAACACTGGAACTTTCAACTGGTGCGATTGCCATCAATGTGGCATTACGCACACCATAGGCTCGCATGAGTCCTCTCAGTCCTTCCCAATTCAATTCTGGAGTAAAGTCTGCTAGTTCATTGACACCTTTGGCTCTGCGTTCCCAAGGAAATACACCTTTGCCATAGAATGTGTGATCGCTGTCTTTGCAACGACCGCGTTCTTTGGCCAGTTCAACTGTGGCTTCTGTCAAGTAGTAGGCTTGATGCTCCATCCACGACTTGACTTCTTGTAACGCATCTTTCTCGCCATAATTAAATCCGCGTTTGGCGTGCCAATAGGCCAAGTTTGTAATGCCAATACCCAAAGGTTGTATTTCATCATTACTTAACTTACTTTGAATACTTAGAAAATCTTGATAGTCGAGTATATTGCATAGGCTACGCTGTAGGATACGACAAGCACGGCGCATGTCTTCAGGGTTACGGAACGCACCCCAGTTAATACTTCCCAAAGTGCAAAGAGCAATACGGCCAGCATCATCATCAAGACGCTTAAATGGCCGAGTAGGTAAAAGGATTTCACAGCAAAGATTACTCTGGTAAATGGTATGATATTCAGTATCAAACGGACCTTGATTCTGTACATTGTCTATAAACACTAGGTAGATACGACCTGTGTCTGTGCGCTCTTTTAGTATGCCGCCTTTGAATACTTCCTCAGCTGGCATGCTCTTTTTACGCAAATCAGTACGCTTCTCATACTTTACATACAGTTCTTCAAATAACGCTGTGTTACGATAAAAGGCCTCGTATAAGTCAGGTACTTCGTTGGGATCAAAGAAGGTGATATCTTCTTTGTTCTTAAAGCGTCTCCAAAAGAATGCGCTAAGGACAACTCCGTAGTCCATGAATCTAACTCTTGTTTCCTCTGTGCCTTGATTGTTTTTAAGAACAATAAGGTCATCAAACTGATGATGCCAAATGGGATAAAATACAGTAGCACTAGCATTACGAATACCTCCTTGACTGCAACTGCGTAAGTCTCCAAACCATTTTTTTAGGAATGGAATCATACCAGTGTGCATAATTTCGCCACCTCTGATGGGGCTACCCAACGAGCGTAGACGACCTATCTCCAAACCAATGCCGGCTCGCTTGCTAGCATACTTGGCCATCATCTCACCTGAAGCAAAAATGCTATCAAGATCATCATCACTGCGAATAAGCACACAACTACTAAACTGTTTTGTAGGAGTACCAAGGCCAGCTAGCACAGGAGTGGCTAGAGTAAACAATCCATCGCTGGCGGCATTATAGTATTCTTTAATATAACGCATCCTGGCAGTGTTTGGTTCTTCACTATGGAACACAGTTGCGGCCGCAACCATATAACGAATTTGTGGAGTTTCGTAAATTTCTTTTGTGGCTCTATTACGCACCAGATATTTTTCAATCATCTGCTCAATGGCCGCATAACTGTAGGATTCATCCTTGGTATGATCTATCATGTCATTCATGCGATTCCAATCATCCTCAGTGTACCACTCGAGCAGTTCCGGGGTGTACAATCCAACTTCTACATTTTTCTTTACAATTTCATACAGGTGAGGAGGATCATAACTTCCGTAGACATCTTTGCGCAACATACTCAGGCGTTGTTTACCTGCTACATATTGATAGTTTACATGCCCAACATCAGGATTTTGTTCTACATCAATTAGGTCAACAATAGCTCTAAGTGTGATTCCATCAATTTCTGTTGTTGTGATCCCATCATAGAAATGTAGTTGCGCTTTGATCTCAATCATACTTTGACTAACATCTGCTATCCCCTGACAAATCTTAGCTACTTGTGCTTGCCATTTTTCAATGGTTAGTGGCTCTTTACGGCCGCTTCTTTTAACTACTGTTATCTGCGTCATTTATTACTCGTTATTGTTATTTGTACTGTCTAACCCGGTCTTGTGATAACCGTCTTTGTATTTTTACTTCTTGGTTGGTATTTACGATGGTGTTTCTATCCCAATTCAATATATATTTTGTTTTGTCGACTAGGACTAAATTATGTCCTTCTTCGGTTAAAACCAGCTCTGCAGACATCAAATCTGCACGATCCAGTAAACTAATAGTATACAGGATTCCTAGTCCTCTTGCAACATCACAGTAATAATTATCACTCAAAAGTTGCCAAGGATCTGGCCAATCTTCGTTGTCGTCCCAATGCAGATAATAAGGTTGCCATGGCGAATTAAACCACCAGTTGTTGATGGTCGTTAATGCAGATTCGAGTGGTAAAGTTTGAACTTGCGTTCGCAGTGCCTGCCAGGATTCGAGCCTGGCAGCAAAATTGGTAGGCCACATCAAGCTAGGTGTGAGATAGAATAAGTTAAAGATCCTGGCAAACCAGTATTGGAAGTAACAAAGTTAAAGCTGACATTTGTGCCAGTCTGACTAACAGACAAAGCTACACCTACACCAGGAGAACCAAGAGTGCTGATACCTTGGTAATGTCCTGTATTTTCTACAAAGTCTTCTGTGTAAGTTAGATCACCGCTGCCACTGCTGGTAGCAACTACAATCACACCAGTGCGATAGTTAACATCTCGTGTTATGGTATAGTTTATGCTAAACGCTTTGAAGTCAAGAGCACTTACTGTAGTAACTGTTCCAGAAGAATTGTTGGGCAAAGGAAATGTGTATCCGCTTTGGCGAACATAAGTTCCCATGGCCAACTCTTCACCATTGGTAGTGGCAATACTTGCAGTACCGTTTAGTCTAATTCTAGGATAGGCCACTGCAAAGTCGTCAGTACGAGCAAACAAATCGCTGATACTTACATTGTTGTTGGTTTGAATATCAATGATTACAGTGTTGGGATTTGATATACCTTGAAAGTAATTTCCTACATCATAGAAAATGTTGCTGCCAGATGCGTTGATAGATACTGCTCCAAACACAATGCCTTCTGCATAGATATTGTCAAATATGTTGCTGACAATTCTTACACCAGTAGGACCACCGTTGATGATTGGATAACCAGTGCCCAATGCAACACCTTGATACAATGTATCAAACTTTGAATTTATAACAGTGATACCTTCAATTTGATCGTTGCCATATACACCCCATACAGTACCACTGAACAAACAACCATCAAATGTTATTTCATTTGTGATAAGACTGGGTGTGCTAGCAAATGTCACCGCGGCTGTACTAGGAGCATCAGTGTTTAATTCAGCAGTGGTCAAGGCCCCAACAAACCCTACATTCAAGAAGCTGAGTGTGCTGGTATCTTCTACCATGAAAATAGATGGAGTAACATTCAACGAATGAAATCCCATGTTTGAAATAGTGATAGATTGTGGTGCAATGGCTCCATTGGTACCTATGTCAACACCTGTTTGTTGTAGACTGTCAGCAGTACGGGCAACAAATGTATTCAAGGTACTGTCGTCGGTGTTGTCCATTAAAATAACACTGCTGTCAATGCCTTCACCATACAAAGTGGCAAATGTAGGTATGTTGATTGTGGAGGTTACTCTGTACACGCCACCTGGGAAGAACAAGCTGCGTCTAATCTGAGGGTTGACTTCTCTACAATACAATTGGTACAGCGCACGATTAATAGCATCGGTGTCATCAGTGATACCATCGCCCACTGCGCCAAAATCTTTTACAGTGGCAAATTGATCCAGCCATGTTTGTAAACTTTGTTTGACCGGTGTACCAGCAGTGGGACCTGTTTGAACATTATAGCCAGCATCTGCACCTTGATATGTGTAGGCCGTAGCAACTGCAAGAATATCACTGAATTCTGTAAGAATCTCAGTGTTTCCAATAACAGGAGCACCGTCTTGCAATGATCCATTGCCAATCCACAACTGGCGAGTATCAGTACTCCATCCGAATTCAGCACCGGCTAGTTGCGGTAAATCAACTTGTAAACCTTTACGGTTCGTTATCTGGGAAATTTGTACAATAGCCAATTTATTTGTCCTTGAATCTTATTCAGTATTTAGCTAGAGTTTTAAGTTGTTTTTAATGTATTCGTACAGTACTCTGTGTCCGGCTCTATTAGGATGCCCCCAGTCTGGATAGAAAAATTCTGGAGTTCTTCTGAAATATTTGCTTCTTTCTAATGCAATATTAAGATAAGTTTCAAGTTGATCTTTATATAGGTAGTTTTTGTCAAGCCACTCAAACCCATCTCCGTCGTTTAGCAGCGTTGTTGATATATTACTATCTATTAGTTTTGTCCAGCTAGGAACTAAAAAATTTAAGTTTGGTAATCCAGTAAATTTTGCAGGATGCAAATCAGTAAGACCACCGATTAAGTGAATAGTTATATCGTGCATCACAGCATAGTGATTTAACTGACTATACAAATCATAATATAAATTAGTTATTCTTCCATCTAAATCCAAGTCAGCATCTTTGAAAAATACTTTTTCATTTATACATCTACCAATATCAGTCTGTATAAAGAAAATATGTTGTATGTTTAGATGTTGATTGATTTCTAAAAATGCATGCAACGGCAATATTAGTTCTTGATTGTTGCCACCTGGACGAGACAAGTTCACTACATTATACCCGTCCTCTATAAGGTATCCACCTAGTCCAGGATGAGATATATTACTCTTAATACTTGGACTATTTCCGGCCCATTCGCCTGCACCCCAACTACAACCAGTGATAATAATTGTTTTCATTTAATTTGATAGATAATATAATTCTAGTCTGCGCCACCATTGATCAGACCAGTAGTCAAAGTCTTTCGACTCTAAAATAAACTCTTGATACACAGGAATACCATCGTCACCAGGTTTTACACACATTAGCACTACACCCTTGCGTATGTTGGTTCCGTAAACTTCATTGTGCGCCAGTGCGTAAGCTGTAAGTTGTAGATAGTAATCTTCAATCCACTCTTGCTTCTTGGGCTTGTTGGTTTGTTTGTAATCAAGTATGCTTTCTTCACCTAGGTGTATGCCTACTCCGTCGGTGGTTCCAGCATACAAGCTGGGAAAATATAGTGGTATTTCTACTCCCCATATTTCACTTACATTAGACAATCCTTGATCAATCACACACTGAGCCATTTTGTGACTGTCCCAACTGTAAGGGTTTGATCCTCGCTCAGGCATTGCACCTTCTTTGATATAGCGTTCAAGATAGGTGTGCATTCGGGTGCCACGATTTGCGGCTTCTGTAGTAATTGCTTGAGCACGATCCACACCCACACGCCGTCGCCACTCGTTGAGAGCCTGTTTCTTTTCTTCAGGTTTGGTTTTGTCCAGTACAGTGGTTACACTAGGAACTCGTTGACCATTGGGAGTAAGATATAATCTCTTTCCATTTTCACTGGTTCTTGATAATGTGTGATATTCAAATTTTTGTTTATACAAGTTAAACTCTGAAACTTTCTCCGCAACCACAACGATCGCGTTCATTAGGGTTGTTAAATTCAAAGCCTTCGTTAAGACCTTGGCGTACATAATCTACAACAAGTCCTCTTAGATACACTGCATCTTTTCTAGCAACTTTGATTGTAAATTCTGGATAAGTTATGATTTCTTCATACGGGTCAAACTTATTTACATCTAAGTATTCTAACACATAAGCAAGTCCGCTGCAACCTGTAGTTTTAACACCTATGCGAATTCCTGCACCTTTTTGGCGTTTTTGTAATAATTTAATTATTTGTTGCCTAGCAGTGTCAGTTACTGATATCATGTTTCTTTCTGTAATCTTCTACTGCGGCCTTGATAGCATCTTCTGCTAGGATCGAGCAGTGGATTTTGACTGGAGGGAGAGCAAGTTCTTCAGCAATTTGGCTATTTTGTATGGATCCTGCTTCTTCAAGTGTTCGACCTTTGACCCACTCTGTAACGAGACTTGAGCTAGCAATGGCGGAACCACACCCGTATGTTTTGAATCTTGCATCTGTAATAATCCCATCTTTGACTTTGATCTGAAGTCGCATTACATCTCCGCAGGCAGGTGCACCTACCATGCCAGTGCCTACATCAGTGTCGTCCTTAGAGAAGGAACCCACATTGCGTGGGTTCTCATAGTGGTCAATGACTTTTTCACTGTATGCCATTTATTGCACCACTTCGGTGTGTTTGTGTTTTAAACTCTTTTTAAGAAGCTTGAACCAGAATTTTTTTGCCTTGTCAAGATTGTGTCGAACTTCAGCTCGGTTAAGTTTTAAAATTAGTTTTTTAGTTTTCATATCAGTTGGGTACCGCTACAACTTGCTTGACACCAGTTTGTGGATTTACCATTTCTTGCCAATGATAACCTACAGGAGGTGCTTGCACAATGGTCTGTGGTTGTTGAACCACAATACTGGGTTGTTGCTCAACCACTACTGTGTTGGGACGAGCTAATTCATAGCCAACAACTCCGCCGATCAAGGCCGGTGCAACCCAACATCCACCACATCCATAATAACCTCCATGCCATCCGCCCATTCTATATGGACCATGTGCCTGTGCATTTGCTGTGCCTAACAGGGCTATTAATGATAATGTTAATGCTAATTTTTTCATGACTATCTCCTTTTGGTTATAATACTATAACGCCTTAGGTCAGTATTTAGTATACTGCCATTTGAATAAAATGTCAAGTTATTTTGATTATTTCATGCCGCGGCGCATGGCCTTCTTGGCATTTTGATCTACAATGTCTTGAGCCTGGTCCACAGACATAGCATCGTCTGCTGGCTCGTCATTGCCTTTGAATCTGATAATACCAGAATTTGGATCTAGTGGTTCCAAAATGTTACTCAAAGGTTCTTGATTAATCAAATCACCCAAGTTTTGTGAAGTAACATTTATGCCCATGCTTTTGGCAATGTCCATAAATGCATCTTGACTGATTTGTTTTTTTGCTGCCTGATCGCTGGCACGACTACCTAAAAACATACTTATAGCCGCTAACTTTTGAGAGTTAGCGTCTGTAGTTTTATTACCAGTATCGTCAGCGATTTCAAAAATTTTCATTATCTACGACCGCGACCCAATGTTGAAGCAGCTGGTTTTGCTGGTGTGTCTAAATCAATGTCAGGTAGTTCGTCAGCTGGGTTTACTTCAGCAGGTGGAACTTCTCCGCCCATGCCTGCATCCATACCGTCTTGACCAGGAACCATGGGTGCCTGTCCTGTAACTACACCTAGTGCTTGTTCTAGTTGTTGTTTGGCACCTTGTAAGTTTTGCAACAGTCCTGCTAGAGCAGCAGTGGCATCTGTGTTGAATTGCATGGCTTGATCAACACCAACTTGGTCTTTGATCTGTTGTACCAACGCAGGCAAGTCTTTGAATTGCATAGAACTAACTTGTTCTGACATTTTTTGAACTTCGTCAACCATGTCTTGACTGGCCAATACCACTTGAGCTTGTTGAATTTCGCTTTCACGCAATGTACGATAAAGATTGCGGCGCAAACGATTTTCCATTTGAGCCTGTGGCATCATTGCAACTGATGCAACCAACTTTTGTTCATCTGGATTTAAATTTTGTCCTGCGGCAGCCTTTTTCATTGCGGCCTGTTGCTTGGGATCTTTGATAGAAGAAATCTTCTTGGCAGTAGCGGCAGCTTGTGCATTGGCCACTGTTGGATTAACTGGCGGCATACCGGATGTTGATTGTGCTTGATTTTGATTAGAACCTGCAGTTGATCCTACAGATACAGTAGCAGTTTCACGCAGTTTGGTTTTCAACCCTTGCTCCATCATCACTAATTTAAGATATGATGGATTTTGTTCGCTACGGTGAAATTCAGGTTGACGACGGTGTTCCGTAATCAATGATCTCACGCGATTAAGCATATGGCGAGCTTGTGTGCGAGTAAG